CAGGGTTAAGTACAAAGAGTAGGAGTCTACTTGGAATGGTAGGCAATTCAAAGGATTAGATTTTGTCAAGATGCAAGTCATTGATCTTGTCGAATACAATCCAGAAGGTAGTGGCGACGATGAACTAACAGCAGTAGATGATGAGGAGCTAGATGATCTATGAGCGAAGTAGAAAGCGACACCGCTAAAATGGTGTATCGAAACGATGAAACTGACTACGATGTTTCAAAGTTAAATGCTGAAGCACAGCAAGCTTTTATGTTGTTAGCTCAGTTACAGCAAGGTGCATTGCGTCAGGCTGAAATTGAGATGACTACTTTAAGAGCAGCACAAGCTCAGTACAATTCTGTAATCAAAAGCAACCTAGATGAGGAGGCTAGGATAAATACTGACGAGCCAGTTGTCGTTGAAAATAGCGAAGACTGATTAAAACAACAGGGCTATTAGATTTCTAGTAGCCCTATTTTAATAGGAGAATGTATGGCCTTTGTTAAGTATCACTTACCATGTCCTGAATGTGGTGGTAGCGATCCTGTTTCTCTTAATGAAGATGGTAGCGGCTATTGCTTTAGCTGCAACACTCGGATAAAAGATTACTATGGATCTAATGAAAATGTTTCAGACATAAAAACTTATCAGAGAAATTCAATGAATACTTCAGAAGGTTCTTTCAACGAACTGACCGACAGAAATATCAGCATAGATACCGCCAAAAAATACGGCGTTAAATCAGTGTTGAATTCTGACGGTTCAATTAATTCACACATCTATCCCTACTACATTTCAAATGAAATGGTAGGTTCTAAAATACGATTGACAGAAAACAAAGAGTTCCAATGGAAAGGTACTAGCAAAGGTACTGGTTTATTTGGTCAGAATTTATTTGGAACCAATGGTAAATTTATAACCTTGACTGAAGGTGAGTGCGATGCTATGGCAGCTTATCAAATGCTAGGTTCTAAATGGCCTGTTGTATCAGTTAAGAATGGTGCAGGAGGTGGCGTTAAAGATGTCAAAGAAAATCTTGAATACTTAGAATCATTTGAGTATGTTGTCATTGCATTCGATAATGACAAGGTAGGCAAGGACAATGCAAGAAGAGTAGCTAGAGTTTTAAAACCCGGAAAGGCTAAGATCCTAACACTACCTGAAGGATACAAAGATCCTAATGACATCCTCAAGCAGGGCCGTAATCAAGCATTTGTCAATTCTTGGTGGGACTCTAAGATTTACACACCATCTGGTGTCCTCAATATTTCCGACAACCTATCCAAGTATCACAATCGAGAGAAGAAAGAATCTATTCCTTATCCTTGGGAAGGATTAAATAATAAGCTATATGGTATGCGGCAAGGTGAGCTAGTCACATTGACAGGTGGTACTGGCCTTGGCAAATCTACAGTTACAAGAGAGATTGAACACTGGCTTATCTCACATACCAAAGATGCAGTCGGCATCATGGCTCTTGAAGAGTCTTGGCGCAGGACTGTTGATGGTATTATTTCTATCGAAGCTAATGCTAGGCTATACATAGATCAAGTCAGAGAACAGTATACCAAAGAACAGCTCGATGAATTCCTTGGTAAAATGTATACTGGAGAGAACGAAAATCGAGTATGGGTTCATGCTCACTTGGGTATACATGATGTTGAAGAAATATTTTCAAAGCTTAGGTTTATGATTGTTGGTTGCGGTTGTAAATGGATAATCGTGGATCACTTACATATGCTTGTATCTTCGTTGGCTGAAGGAGATGAAAGACGAGCAATCGATAATATCATGACACGGCTTAGATCTTTAGTTGAAGAAACTGAAGTTGGCCTTATACTTGTGGCTCATCCTAGACGCATAGATGGTAACAGAGGACATGAGAATGGTGCTGAGATAAATCTTAGTCACCTTAGAGGTAGTCAAAGTATCGCTCAACTTTCTGATTGTGTGCTTGCACTATCTCGAAATCAAATGGCAGATAATGTTGAAGAGGCTAATGTAACTAAGATGGTTGTTCTAAAATCAAGATACACAGGTGACGTTGGTGTTGCTGCACAGTTGTCTTATGATGCAGAAACTGGTAGACTGTCTGAGATATACGAAGATGAAATCGATGAGGAGGATGATGACTTTGATAACATACCTTTCTAGGAGCCTGTATGAATTTATTATTTGACATCGAAACTGATAGTCTTAATCCTACAACTATATGGTGTATAGCTGCGTATGATGTAGACAATCAAGTGATGCATAGTTTTAAACCTGATTCTATAGATCAAGGAATAGAGCTATTACAAAAAGCAGATAAGCTAATAGGTCATAACATTATTGGATTTGATATTCCAGTAATAAAAAATCTAACAGGTGTAGATTTGTGGGATAAAAAACTAACAGATACTTTAGTGTTATCTAGATTGTTTAATCCGACAAGAGAAGGTAGCCACAGTTTAGAATCTTGGGGCTACCGACTAGGACATAACAAAATAGAGTTTGAAGATTTTGAAAACTACTCAGAAGAAATGCTGACCTATTGTGAGAATGATGTCATGTTAAACTTTAGAGTTTACAATCACTTAAAGAAAGAAAGTAAAGGATTTTCTAGGCAATCAGTAGATCTTGAACATGAAGTATTAAAGATTATCTGTGAGCAAAGAGAGCATGGTTTTCTTTTTGATGAACGCAAAGCGTCATTGCTTGTTGCAGAATTAGAAGAAAACTTGAATGAAGTTATCAAAGAAGTTCGTAAAGTTTTTAAACCTAAAGTAGAAACTTATACCTTACGTGCCATATATAATAACAATGGTAAACTTTCTAAGTTTGCATCATGTCGTGAGCTAGGTAAAAGATTTAGATTAACAGACGATGAATACAAAGAAATAGAAAAGCCACAAAAAATACAAAGATGTATTCAAACAGAGTTTAATCTTGGATCAAGAAAACAAATAGGAGAATACCTACAAGACTTTGGGTGGAAGCCTAAAAAGTTTACACCTACAGGACAACCTATAGTTGATGAAGGTACGCTTACTAACATAAAAAATATACCACAAGCTCAACTTATTGCTAGATTTTTAATGTTGCAAAAACGAATAGCACAAATAAAATCATGGCTAAAAGAATTGAAAGATGATAGAATACATGGGTTTGTGAATCCCAATGGTACAATTACAGGACGCATGACTCATTCTAATCCTAACACTGGTCAACTACCTAGCACTAGAGTTGAGTATGGTACTCAATGTAGATCATGTTGGACTGTACCTAAAGGATATAAACTTGTAGGTATTGATGCTTCTAGTCTTGAGCTTAGAATGCTTGCACATTATATGAACGATGAGGAGTATACAAATGAAGTTATTAACGGAGATGTCCACTCGGCTAACCAAAGACTTGCGGGACTTGAATCAAGAGATAAGGCTAAGACTTTCATCTATGCCCTTTGCTACGGTGCAAGAGACAGAAAGTTGTCAACAATTCTTGGAAAAAACACAAGAGATACTAAACGAATTAGAGAACAGTTCCTCGATAATTTACCATCATTTAAAACTCTTAAAGATAGAGTTGCAAGAGCAGCAACAAAGAAGTTCCTCAAAGGATTAGATGGTCGAAGATTAATTGTAAGGTCTGAGCATTCTGCTTTAAATACATTACTACAAGGAGCAGGATCTATTGTAATGAAACAAGCTTTAGTATTGTTTAGATCATACATAAAGGATCTTGATGCTAAGATTGTAGCTAATGTCCATGATGAATGGCAAGTAGAGGTTCGAGAAGATCAAGCCGAAGAAGTAGGTAAACGTGGCATACAGGCTATAATAGATGCAGGTTCACTATTAAATCTTAATTGTCCATTAAACGGAGAATACAATGTCGGAAACAACTGGTCAGAAACGCACTAGATCCCCAAGTAGAGTTGGAGATATATCAGAGTATTATGCAGTTACTTGGTTGTGGGATAATGGTTACGAAGTATTTTTAAATGCAGGTTCTAGTGGCCCTGTAGATATGATTGCTATGGATAAAGATGGTAATACAATATTGATTGATGTGAAGACCATGCAAAAAGATTATAGAACAACTAATAATATATACACTCAAAGAAAACAAAGAACTGAAATTCAAAAAGATTTGGGCGTTAATATAGTTTCTTTTAATCCAAAAACAAGAAAGTTAAATTTTGTAAATCACAAAGAGGAGAATCAACTTGAGTTATTCTAATAACTTAGAAGATATTGTAGATAATATATACAAAAGTTTAGAGCCTTTATCGGAAGGCAGTTCTATCTCTTTGTCTGATGAAAATATAGAAAAGACAGTTTCAGATATTAAAGAAGCATTAATAAACTGGTCACGACCTAGTGAAAGAAATAAAAACTTTGCACTAAGAATGTCTAATGTTGGCAGACCTGCACGACAACTTTGGTTTGAAAATAAAAACCCAACCGAAAATAACATTACCCCTTCCAATCAAATAAGATTTTTATATGGTCATCTCTTAGAAGCTATTGCATTAATGCTTGCCAGAGTTGCAAATTATGAAGTGACAGATGAACAAAAAGAAGTAGAAGTTGATGGTATCAAAGGACACATTGATTGTAAAATAAATGGAGAGGTAGTAGATATAAAGACTGCTTCTAGAATATCCTTTGATAAGTTTCAAAAAGGAACTGTAGCTGAAGACGATCCCTTTGGTTATTTAGCACAGTTATCTGGCTATGAAGAATCAGAAGGCACTTCTAATGGAGGCTTCCTTGTTGTATCTAAAGATAGCGGAGAACTTTGTTTTTATAAACCTGATAGTTTAGATAAAGTAAACATAAAGAATCGTATAGAATCTTTACAATCAGACATATCCCTTGACAAGCCACCTGCTTTTTGTTACGATCCTGTCCCCGAAGGTGCAAAAGGTAATATGAAATTACCGCGCCAATGTGCTTATTGTTCTTATAAGTACGAATGCCACAAAGATTCAAACGATGGTCAAGGATTGCGTACCTTTAAATATTCTAAAGGTCTTGTATACTTGACTGAAGTTAAAGCACTACCAAAGGTTGAGGAGTTATGAATAAAAAAACTATGAAAAGAATACATAGAAAAGCAGAAGACATCTTAAAAGGGTGGTTACTTTCTTTGTTACCTGACGAAGAAGCTGACATTAATCGTAAAAATATAAAAGAATATTTACCTGACCAACAGTACTTTTATGCTGGTAAAAGTTTACGGTTAAGTAATTACTCTTACAAGTGGGTTTGTAAATTACTAAAGAAAATGCATAAGGCTGGTGTTGATATAAAACCTATGACTTATGCAGACTTCAATAACTTGTATAGAAAGTATTTAGTTTGAAAGTAAAATCAGGCAAGCGCAAACGCAGAGTACCTCGTCCTGTAGAAAAGAATTTAGTTACAGGATATGATTCTAATTGGGAGTATGTACTACATCAAGGTATACTTTCTGATTGGGATCATCACAATGAAACACCTGTAGATTACATAGTTGAACATAAGTATCATCCAGATTTTGTAAGGGTAATAGACGGTAAAAAAATACTGTTAGAATCTAAAGGTAGATTTTGGGATTACTCTGAATACAGTAAATACATATGGATAAAGAAAGTTTTACCTGATGATGTTGAACTTGTGTTTTTATTTGCAGAACCTAATGCACCTATGCCAGCAGCTAAAAGAAGAAAGGATGGAACTAAAAGATCTCATGCTGAATGGGCTTGGAAAAACGGATTCAAGTGGTATAGTGAAGATAGTATACCTGACTCTTGGATAAACATAGAAGCTAAACAAAAGGAGCAAGAATGAACAGAGCTAGTATTGATGATGTAACACCGCAGGAATGGGATGCTTACAATCGCAAAAGAATACAGGCCATGAAAGATCCTAATAACTACAATAAAAATGGAGAAACAGATCAAGAAAGCATCAATGCTTTAGATACTAAAATGGAAACAGATATTTTTGAGCCTGAGAAATTTTATCATCATCAGACTGATCACATAGCTAATGTAGCTAAACAACTTGATGATAATGTTAATAGCCCTAGTCATTATAATTCTGGTGCTGTTGAATGTATTGATGCTATCGAAGCTATGCTATCACCAGAAGAATATACAGGATATTTAAGAGGTAACTCTTTAAAGTATCGTTGGAGGTTCAGATACAAAGGTAAGCCAGTTGAAGATTTGCAAAAAGCAAACTGGTATGAAGATAGGCTTTTAGAATTTATGAAGGAGAATAAGGATGTCTTGGGATCGTAAGGCTGAACGCAAAGAAAGATTTGATAAGCGTACTAAAGGTAAAGACAAACAAAAAAGAAAAGGCAGAATAGAAGATGATTACAAAGACTACAAAAAAGGAAGGTAAACAATTTTATTTAGGAATTGAAATTGATTACGACAAAGAAAAAAACTTAACTAACTTTTCTTTAGATACTCTAAAGGATAGATACTTTTGGGGAGATGAAGAATATGCTCAAGAAGCTTTTGCAAGGGCCGCTACATATTGCGCTACTTATAAAGGAACTACTGATTTCAATCTTGCACAAAGACTTTATAACTACGCAAGTGATCATTGGTTTGGTTTTAGTACTCCTATACTTAGTAACGCAGGAACTAGCCGTGGCCTCCCTATTAGCTGCTTTCTTAATTCAGTTCCTGATTCAAGGGTTGGCCTATCTGAT